GCCGCAGCGAGCTTTGGGCGCTTGGCGAGTGCATCGCTGCCCTTGCCGGTTTCGACTTCGATAAACTCGCCAGCGATGGCCATGCCCTCGGCCGCAGCAAAGCGCTCTATGGTCGCGCGCTGCGCTTCCAAGCCTAATCCGGAGCGGCCTTGCCGCCCGGTCGATACGCGATAGTAAGCAATCATTGATTTGTCCCCGTTTGCGTGTTGCACATTCCCAAAAATATTGGACGGCGTCAAACAAAAACCCCGGCGCGATGGCCGGGGCTTTCGGTTAGCGGTATTGTTCGTTCCAGCGGTCCTCTGCATCCTCGCCGGGGTCGCGGTGAAAGTCCGCCGCGCAAATCGCCGCAATCTTGTAACGGTTATAGGTGCGGTTGGTCCTGATCTGCTTTGACGATTGCTTGCCCGTGCCACGGCAGGAAAAGCAGGTGCCGCTATGCTGCATTTGGCCATTGATGCAGGCGCCCCACCCATAAACGCCAGTGCCCTTGCACTTGCAGCATGTGCCCGGTGCGGTGTTAGGCTGGCTTAGATCGTACATTTTCGGTCCCCTTGCTTGGCGCCGCGCGCCGTTTCAATGGCTGCATATATCCAAATAATTTGGAGCTTGTCAACAGCCGAAAGCAAAATAATTGGAAAAAGAAAAACCCCGGCGCGATGGCCGGGGTTGTTGGTTAGGGGTTTAGAAGGATTGCCAGCCAAACGAACAGGCAGGCGGTTACCGCGCTCCAGAACAGTATCCGCCTCAATGTCGCGTCTCGCGGCGTTGCATGCGGGTAAGGCGTTCTGTGTGGCGCTGAAACTCCCGCATGCGTTCCGTCTCGCGGTCTAGCTCGTCAAGCATGGTTTGAAGGCGCGCCAAGCGGTCGCGCATATCCTTTTCGGTATCAGTCATTGGCGACGACCGCGAACACGGGAAGGTTATCACGGTCAAAACGGCTGTCGACGCAAACGAAACAAAACCCGCCGTCGTGCAGCGCACCTTGGTACCAAGCGCCGCGCCAGCCGAATTTATCGGCAAGCGCTTTCGCCGCGCGTGAGTGGTTCTCGTCAATGTTGATGCCGTGGTCCCATGACAGGGTGACGCTGCCCGCGTCGGCGGTTGCTTTGACCCGTGACGGGCGAGTGTTTGTCACGGGCAAAAATTTCGTGGTGATGGCTTGTCGGATTAGCACTGTGGTCCCCTTGCGCGGCGGGATGCCGCACGGGCTTAAGCCCGGTATCCTTTCGGAGCCGGGCATAAGCTTGATGTGAGGGAAGGCTAGGCCGCGATGGCCATCGGCTCGGCTAGGGCGCGGTCGCGCATGTACTGCGCTGCGGCTTGCGCCTTAGACGCTGCGGTGAAAAACGCGCGGCTGTCGCTCTTGAGCAATTCAATCCAGTTTTCGATATAGCCGGCATGGCGTAGCTCGCCGTTGATCGAAAATTCGGCGCACAGAAACGCGGCGGTAAGCTCTGCAACCAATTCCTCGGCCGCATAGGCGCGGTCGCCAAAGCGCTTGCCAAAGTCACGGTCAAGACGGGACTTGGCGCCCGTCCAATGGCCAAGCTCATGAAACGCCGTGGCGTAGTATGTCGCGGCTGAATTGAACGCGGCGAAAGCCGGCATCGCGATAAAGTCACGCGAGGGCGAGAAATAAGCGCGGTCCCCGCCAACGTCGTCGCGGAAATCGGCGCCTGTCGCTGCAATAAATTCGTCAATGGTTGCGTCGCGCTCGTCATCATGACGCGCCTTGGCCGGCTCGGCATTGATGACGCGGTCGGGCAGGTTCTCGCATTGTGCGATGTTGAAAACGGCATAGGCTTTTAGGGTGGTGAACGTGTCGCCTTCCGTCTCGCCGTCTTTCGGCTTGCCTTTGAGTTGGAGCACTTTGACGATAGTCGCGACCGACTTTTCGCCCTTGCGCACGTTGCCGCCCAAATCGAGCGCCTGCTTGAAGGTCAACCATTGCGGCGTTGCAAAGCCGGCTTGCGCCATCCAAAGCAGGATAACGTTGCATCCGGAATAGGCGTTGCCCGTTGCGGCGTTGTGCGGAATGTTGCGGCCGGGTGTCGCGGCCCATGGCTTGATCCACGGCGCCGAACCATTTTCCAATTCCGCCAAAATCCGCGCGGTGACGTTGTCATAGAGAGTGTTAGCCATCGATATCCCCTTGCGTTGTCGATGGCCAACTATCCAAAATAATTGGACGTGGATCAATCCCAATTCGGTCCTATATCCAAATAATTTGGTCACGAAATGTTACAGCCAAAGAAAAACCCCGCCTGCGAGGGCGGGGTTTGTGTCGGGGCAGGGATTGCGACTAGTCGCGGCGCAATTTCCATTCGTCGCCATAGGTGCCGTTGGTGATGACGTGGCGCGCGCCTTGCGCGTCGCGGTAGTATTCAGCAAATCCGCCGTTGCCCGGATAGCCGAACGAGCAGGACCACTTAGCGTCGACGGGCAGCGCTTCGCGCGCTTCGCTGTATGATTTAAACATTAGAACATTTCCCCTTGCTTGTGAGTGTCGCCGAATAGCCCGGCATCGCATGCGGCTTGTGGCTTGGATGGTTTCAGCGGTGCATTAGCGCGCCGTTGCAGTGTTTCCCCGACACGCGGTGACGTGTCGGGCAATTCGGTTTGATCAGAACGGGATTGACGCGAGCGCACGGCGTGCCGCCTCCCGCTTTTCTTCTTTGGCCAGATCAAACGCGACAGGCGCGAAAGAAAAATCAGACCGCGCCATGTCGCACGCGACCTTGAATTGCTCGCGAGCGCGGAACGCGGCTTGCCGAAATGGTGTCATTTCGTTGTAGCCGCGAGACTTGGCCCATGCGGTTGACGTTGCGTGCACCTTGTGGGCGCCACCGCCGCCGTTGCGCTGATATCGATCAGCGGCAATGTGCTTTAGTTCGTTCATCTGGTTGCTATCAAACATTGGTTCCCCTTGCGTTGTGTGGCTTCACCATATCCAAATAATTTGGATGTTGTCAAGTGCAACAGGCAAAGAAAAACCCGCCTTTCGGCGGGTTGATCTGTTTAGATTTTTGCGATGGTTCGCGGCGGTGGATAGTGGCCAATGTATTCGGCGCCGTTGGGGACCGTGTTCACCGGCCACCATGTGCGGCGCCGCGTGTCGAAATCATCGGAGCCGAGCTTAGCCTCGCAACGGTAGGCTTGGCCGCCCTTGTCCAGTGCATAGAGATATTCAAGATCGCTGGCGCGGTCTTGAACCATCCAACCGAGCACAAGCCCGTCACAATGCTTGATGTTGGGATGGTCGCCGTTGAGGTAGTTCCGGAAGGTAATAGGCATTTGGGTTCCCCTTGCTGTTCGGTGACGCTGTTCTAATCCAATTAATTTGGACGTGTCAACTAGGGAAATGAAGAAATATGAGAAATAGTCTCAAACAGTCTCAAAAGGACAATGATGCTAACCGGAAGGCGTTGCGCGCCGCAGTGAAGCATCGCGGCAAGGTCAAGCTCGTCAGGACGATTGCCAAGCCTGCCAGTGCTGCCACGAGGCGCGGGCGCTAGGGTTATGAACCGCAAAGGCGCGCCAGCGCACGGCAGTCCTAGGCCGTTCCGTGCGAAGTGGCGTCCCCCGGACTACGTCACCGGCCGGCCGACACTGTATCGTCCGGAGTATTGCGAAGCGGTGATATCGGTCATGGGGGAAGGGTACGACCTAACGGCGTTTGCAGGTTCAATCGGGGTAAGCCGGGAAGCGGTGTATGATTGGATTGATGCGCATGCAGAGTTTCGACACGCGGTAAACATCGCCAAGAGCGCGCGCTTGTTCGCGCTACAGCGCAAGCTCTTGAACACGCAAATAGGCGTTGGCGTCACTGCCGCGATATTCGCGCTTAAGAACGCCGATCCTGAGAATTGGCAGGATCGGTACAACACGACAACGGACGTGAACGTCAGGATTGAGAAGCTTTCCGACGAACAGCTAGACGCAATCATCGCACAGCACGTGCGATCAGGCTCGATTGAGCACGATGTGACGCCGCAATTGACACATGCTGATGAACGTCAACCTGTTGCAACCGAAGATAAGTGACCCATAGGGTGCACACGCGCGGCCGAGAGGTACCGGAGGGGGAAAAAATCGCGGGGCAAGCATGCTTTTACATCAACCACCCCCCACCTCGTCGCCACTCCGCAAAAGCCGGCTCTCTTGAAATTCCGCAAAATCCAAAAAAGGCGGATCATGGACAATGACGCTCTGGCAATCTTTCGCCGCATGCTCGATCCGAACAACTGGCCGGTTGAGCCGGCCGATGTTCTGATTTTCGACGATGAGGTATGGGCGTTCGTGCCGAGTGGCGACCCGTTCGAGGAATGTCTGTGCCGGCCGCTGTTCTGGAAGTTTCAATGAGTGCATCCCCGTAGGGCTTTACACCACGGGGTAACTCCGGGAGAGGGCGCCAATGCCTCTCCCGGTTTTGTCAATGCGCGCGCATTTGCTTGGCGACGACTTCCAACAGATCGGGCAGCCGTTCCAGCATGCCTTCCTCGCCCTGAAACGAAAACCCGCTGCCCTTGTCGCCGCCGATCACGATCACGATCACCTGGCCCCCGCTGCGCTCGCGAACCAGCGCGCAAAGGTCGTCATACTTGCCCGGCCCTTTTGGCATTTTTCCCCCGTTACAGGCCGGCCTGATCCGCGATGGATTTGATCCGTGCGTGCGCCTTGCGGGCCTCGATGACGGCTTGACGATGATAGCGCTCGGCCTCGTCATAGCTGCGATGCCGCCATTGCGCCTGATCGAGCGGGCCGCCGAAGATCATGGTTTCAAACAGGATCGGCTCGCCGCTCATTCGCATGTTGTGGTTAAGCCCGAGAAACACCGTCGACACCACCGCGTTCCCAATCTCGTCCCGCGCAATCGAACGGTCATGGTCCTGACACCACCGCGCCCACGTCATCATGTCGACGGCGACGGGGAGCCGGTCGATCAGGATGTAATATTCGGGCCATTCGCTCATGGGCATCCTGTGACGCGGCAGGCCGATGCGGATCGGCTTTTCGGGCGGCCCCTAGCCGCGTCAAAACCATGCTACAATTTTTTTGGAAATCTGGCGAGGGATAAAAAATGCGCCGTGTGCTCCACGAAATGGTGGTCGCAAAATGGACCCGCGACGAGGCGGTGGCGCACCTTGAACAGACCTTCGATCAGGCTTCCCGCCAGCGGCCCGATCTGTTTGAGCCGTATTTGATCCGGCTCGCAGGGGCGGACGAGGCGGAACAGGTTTTCATCATGCGCGAAGCGCTGCGTTCCACCTTGGCGCGGCGGTTTCCGCTGCCGACCGAAAAAGCCAACAGCGCTGACTTTTAATAAACAGGCTCGCCCTTGCGATGCCTCTCCAAAAACCTTGGTTTCGCCAAAAATCTTGGTATGGTGATCGATGTTCATCACCGGCCTTGCCATCGGCCTGTTTATCGGCGCCTTGATCGGCGTGCTGGTGATGGCGGTGTTCCAGATCAATCGGGATGAAGATGCCTAAACTGGTCCGCGTCGTGAGCAATTATTTCGTGGCCGGCTTTATCACCGACAGGGGCCGGGTGCGCCAAGCCGCACCGATCCTAAAACGATTGATCGGCGTTGACGACGCCGTGGCGCGCCAAGTGATCGAACATTTCAGGTGGCGCGCGTCCGTGATCGATGAGTGGGAAGAAAATGGACCTTCCGCTTTGTAAAATTTGCGGTGAACGGCACTCCTTGGGCTTCTGCCCGGAGTTTGCCGAATTTCAACCGCCTCAACGTTCTCGCGGTGGCGCGGAAAGTAAATCGCGCACTGCCGGCAGTTTGATCGCTGCACAGGTCACGGCGGTAGGGCACAGCGTCCCAATGCCGCGAGAAACCACTTCACCCTCGACGGTACCGCGTTCGGCGGGTGGACGAGGGGCGGATGGCGCGGCTCCCTCTGGTCCGCCGCGTCGTCCGTCCGGGCGTCCGCTCAAGGAAAACAGCGCTTCGAGCCTCGCCGCAACGCAGCCGTGGAAGGGCAAAATGAGCCGCGCGACGTGGTTCCGGAGACAGCATGAAGCTCAGTGAGCAGCAAAAGAACGAACTTGGCAGGCTCGCTCTCACCCGCTGCGAACAGAGTTTGCAATCGGTGACGCAGTTGATGGACGGCCCGGACGCCTACCAATTGGCGGTCGCGGTCGCGTGCTGCATCATCGAAGGCGCCGCCGATATGCTGCAACAGGGCACCAAAGCGAAG